TATTGAAAAATCAATCCTTGACAAACTAGGAAAAAATGAGGTAAAGTTCGAATCTGATGGATTTACCAGTAAGACTGGTAAATGGATAACTTATGAGGAGGTTATCAATGACCGAAGACCTATACAATACGAAACGGTCCTTGGAACTAGAGTGGCAACAAGAGCACCTGAAGGAAGGTAGATATACTTTACACATGGGGCATATCGACAAAAAAATTCAGGAGATTGTTAAAACAATTATTGCCAAAGAGTTTGAAGAACAAACGCTTCAAACCAAAGTAAACGAAGCCAAGGCTCAAGTTTCGATAGCCACTTAAGCGCTATCAAAAATCAACTTTTCACTACAAGATACCTTGCGCTGGACGCAAATCTACGCTATAGATTAATCACTATACATTAAATTAAGAACGTAGACGAGTATAGCGACGACCTAGAGACTACGTTCGCATAATCTAGGAGGATTATAATTATGGGTACAACTACATTTTCGGGACCGATAAAAGCGGGAACGATTAAATATACTACAGGTACTTCACTTGGTACTGATATTAAAAATACAGGACAAGTGGTAATGGCACAAACGTTTTCAACAGGTACTTCACTTGCGAGTGGAGCTTCTGCGGCAAACTCTACAACTGTCGTTATTCCAGCTAACTCACAAGTTATTGATATCGTACTTGATAAACCAACCGTAATGGCTGGTGCTACGTGCGTTTTCAGTATTGGAGATACAGTTGGTGGTAACGCTTCTTTACTCAACTCATATTCAGTTACAATCGCTTCAGGAGTTGGACGAGCATATCCAACAACAGAAGCCGGTGGTGCATTGGCTTGGGCTGACACAGGAACTGCAGACCTAAAATTGACGTGGACGAGTACTGGTGCTACTTCAGCAGGTGAAATTAGAGCTACTATTTTGTACCAACAAAATAATAACCTAAGCTAATAAAATACTGTGAGCTCCTTCGGGAGCTCACGACTAAGGAGACTAAATGCAAACAGATGTAAAACAAACCATTGCGGTCGCTGCAACAGCACAACTTCAAAAGTATATTAAAACAGTTGCAACTAATATTACTAAAGCCAGAATCATGGCGATTAGTGCACAAGCTAGTGCTGCTGATGCAAGTGTAAAAATTTATGATTCAGTTGCTGGTACAACAGCTAGTGATCTAGTTGCTGAACTTAAATTTGGAACTGCAGATGGTGAATGGACTCACTTCTATGTTCCTGGCCAAGGAATTTATTGTGATACTGGATTATATGCGGTTCTATCCGGATGTGATTTTTTAGTAGTTACTGGCACATTTACGTAAGAGGTAACTCATGGCTAATACTACTTCAGGTACGTACACTTTTGATAAGACGTACGCGATCGATGATATTATCGTAGATGCTTACGAGCGTATTGGCTTAGTAGGTAGTTCCGGTAATCAAATTCGTTCGGCACGTAGATCATTAAATATTATATTTCAAGAATGGGGCAATAGAGGACTTCACTATTGGGAAGTCGGCACAACTAATGTAACGTTAGTTGAAGGTCAAGCTGAATATAATTTTTATCGGGCTAGTGCAGATGGTACAAGTTCTCCATGTGTTACGGATGCTAATGCAGCTGACACTTCAATTTATGGTTTTGCAGATATTTCTCAATGCTCTTATCGTCAATACATTAACAGTACAGGTGGTACACAATCTGATACTACCATGACTAAAATTGATAGATCCACATATGCAGGCTATGGAGATAAAAAAACTAAAAGCACTCCTTCTAATTTTTGGGTCCAAAGATTCATTGATAAAGTCACGTTAACAATTTATCCTACAGCTAGTTCTTCAGCAGCTGGGGCTAATAATAAATTAAAATTATTTTATACTAAAAGAATTGAAGATGCAGGTATCTTCACGAATGCAACAAATATACCTTATCGTTTTGTACCTTGTATGACAGCAGGCTTAGCTTTTTATTTAAGTCAAAAGTTTTCACCACAACGTTCACAAGAAATGAAACTTTTTTATGAAGATGAATTAGCAAGAGCTTTAGCGGAGGATGGATCAGCGTCTAGTACTTTCATAACACCTAAGACGTATTATCCAGCAATTACATAATGGCAGCTTATTCATCAGGTAAATATGCACAAATGATTTCAGACCGATCTGGTCTTGCTTTTCCTTATAGGGAAATGGTTCAAGAGTGGACAGGTATGTGGGTGCATAGTTCTGAATACACTCCGAAGCAACCACAATTAATGCCACGACCCGTGGTCGGTGATCCACAAGGCTTGGCTCATGCAAAACCTGCACGTAAGGCTTTTGCAACGGCAGTTGTTTTAGATAATAATCCTTTTACAACTACGGGAAGTAGCGCATCGGTTACAGTGAAATGTAAGAATCAACCTTTTTCAACTAGTGATGCAATTCGATTTACGAATGTTAGTAACGCTGTTGGAGGAGTATTAAAATCTACTTTAGAATTAACAACTACTTTAAATGGAGATGTAACAGATAGTGCAACGAGTATTGTATTAGCTGACTCATCTCAGTTTGTAGCACCAGGATATGCGTGCATTCAATTTTTTGATAGTGAGGGAAATGATGCCAGTGAAACAATTTATTATACAGCCAATAATACTGGAACTAATACTTTATCAGGAATAACCCGAGGAACTTCAGGTCCCGTCAATGGAGTACAACCTTTAGCAACGACAGCTGCTGCTCATAGTAGTGGAGCTAAAGTGTTTGGATCTTACTTAATAACAAAACAAACAACAACCGAAACTATTGCTTCTCCCCCAGGATCGGTTACAGTGAGTAATAGTTTTACGTTTAGTTTAAAAAACAATGCGTCCAGTACGGAAACAGGCGGAGGATTTTTCGCTTTCGGTGGACCAGTAAATGAGAGACCATAATGTCAGGAATTAGTTATACAACATTAGTAACCATGATCAGAAACTACACAGAAGTAGGAGATACAGTTCTTACAACCGCTGTACTGGAAAATCTTATTTTAAACGCGCAACAAAGAATCATGTACGATGTGCCCGTTGATTCAGATCGAAAAGCTCAAACAGGGAATTTAGTGACCGGACAAACCACTATTAATGCTCCCGCAGGCGCTGTATTTATTAGAGGGGTTCAGGTTTATGATTCTACTTCTGTAACCACAGGGGCTAACGACTGGATGTTGAAAAGAGATCAAACTTTTTTACAAGAATATGTTCCTTCAACAGAATCCGCTAAAAGAGCAAAGCCTAAATATTATGCAATGTTTGGAGGAGCCACTGGTTTATCGGATACTACTTCAGGAAGAATGATGTTTGCTCCAGTTCCTGATGCTAATTATGCCTTTCAAGTTCATTATAATTTAATGCCAGCTACTTTAGAATCGGGCAATGAAACCAACTATATTAGCTTAAATTTTCCTCAAGGGCTATTATACTGTTGTTTAGCAGAGACTTATGGGTATTTAAAAGGACCAATGGATATGTTGACACATTATGAAAACAAGTATAAACAAGAAGTAGAGAAATTTGCAGGAATGCAAATAGGTAGAAGACGAAGAGATGATTATACGGATGGAACTGTTCGTATACCTATCGAGTCTCCTCCTCAATAACAGGAATAAAAATTATGGCTATCACATCAGCAATTTGCAACAGTTTCAAACAAGAAATTTTAGAAGCCGAACATAATTTTACGGCATCTACAGGTAATACTTTTAATTTAGCATTATATGACAGTGATGCAGTTTTAAATAAATCTACAACTGTCTACACAACTACAGAAGAGTTAGCGACTACTGGTGGCTATACAGCAAAAGGAAACGCTCTAACAAGTGTAACTCCTGTATTGTCGACGGATACAGCGATCTGTGATTTTGCAGATACAAGTTGGACATCAGCTTCCTTCACTGCACGAGGTTGTTTAATTTTTAATGATTCGCACGCAAGTGACGCTGCAGTTTGTGCCATTGATTTTGGTGGAGACAAAACCGTTACTAGTGGAACTTTCACAGTAGAGTTTCCGGCAGCGGCGGCATCAACAGCGATCATCCAGATAGCGTAAGGAGTCCTTCCTTATGGCTGCAACTTGGGGCACTAATGTTTGGGGGGCCAATACTTGGTCATCTGAAACCGTTACCGTTTCATTAACCGGCGTATCAGCAACCACAACTTTAGGAACCGTTGACGCTTATGTTAAACCTGGTTGGGGTACTCTTGAATGGGGATACAATGGCTGGGGATCAGTTGACGAAGGAGTCGTTAGACCTAGTGGAGTTTCAGCAACTACTAGTGTAGGAGCAATTACACCTGCGGATGTTATGGGACTTACAGGAGTCTCGGCAACAACTTCGATTGGCACACCAACTGCAAGATCTGATAATACAACTATTTTAACAGGAGTTTCAGCAACAACTGGCATAGGTTCATTAAATATAGAAATTGGAGTTCCTTTAACAGGAGTTTCAGCGACATCAACTCTTGGAACACCAACTGCCAGATCCTATAATACAACTGTTTTAACTGGGCTTTCAGCAACAAGTGCTGTTGGAGCGCCTCTCATTACTTCAAATCCTACCGTTCAACCTTCAGGAGTTTCAGCTACATCTAGTGTAGGAGCTTTAGATCCTGCCGATGTAATGGGACTTACAGGAGTTTCTGCTACTACTTCCATAGGAACACCAACAATAGTTGGAGATGTTAT